CTCGGCCTCTCGGCCGATCTCATGGCGGTCAACGCGGTCGCGTCGAACCTCGGTGCGGACGTGAACGTCATCGACATGACCTCGGTGGACCTCGGCGCGTCGCTGGTCGTCCGGAATGACCTGACTCCGACGATCCGCAACAAGCCAGTCCCGCGGCCCAGGAGGTGATTCTTGGCTCTTCCACTGACCCTCGACTATCGCTTCGTCGATGAGGCGTCGGGTTTGGGCGTGGCCGTCGATACGACGCTGACGCTCGAAGTCTGGGAGTCGGGGGCATCCTCGGCCACCGTGACGCGAGTGCTCGGCACGGATGCGAATACGACGATCGTCCAGGCAACCGATGCGGCTGGGGTCTTCTACTCCAGCACCGTCGATGTTTCGAACTTCGCCAACGGAACCGTGACGGCGAAGTGGTTCGCGCAGTCGGCAGGGGTGCCGCTGGATCCGTACCCGGCGGAGGAGACGTTTGAGTACCCGACGCCTCCTCCGCTCAGCTTCTCGTCGATCAAGGACTACGTCTTCTCGATGATGGGGGCGCCGTTGGTGAGCGTCGAGCTCACGGACCAGCAGCTGAACCAGCTGATCGACTCGACGCTGCGCAAGTACAACCGGTACGTCCCGCTGCCGCTGACCGGCAACGTGACGCTGATCTCCGGCGTGAACGCCTACCCACAGCCGCACGTCGGCTCGCGTGGCGTCGTGCGCGTCTCCTTCGTACGCAAGCTGCCAGACACACTCTTCACCAGTCCGTACTTCGGGCGGGAGTTCCCCCGCCTCGGCACGATGCCGTTCGATGAGTTCGTCCTCGGGAGGACTCACCTGGAGTCCGTGCGCTACGTGACGGGGACGGATCCCGATTGGCGCTGGGACAACTCAACGAAGATCCTCTACCTCGTGAACGGGAACTATGACGGCTGGCTCGATCCGACGCAGTGGCTGGTCACGTACGTGCACTACGCCGATGCGTCGATGGAGCAGGTCCCGCTGCATCACCAGGACTGGTTCTTCCGCTACGTCCTCGCGAATGCGCGCATTCTGGTCGGCACGAACCGGAACAAGTTCTCCGGCACCGTGCCGATGCCCAGTGGCGCGATGACGCTGGACGGCGCAGCGCAGATCCAGCAGGGTCAGGCCGAGCTCGCAGCGGCGGAAGAAGACATCCGCACGATGGGCGAAGTCGTACCTCCGGCGCGAGGTTGATCATGGGCATTGCTCGTGTTGGTTGGATTTCTCCTACCGGAGAACTTTTTCCGATTACGACGGAGCACGTGGATTGGTTGTGGGCAAATAGGAAGTGGCTTCTCCCGATAGTCCCAGTGATGAGTGATCCGGAATTCCGGAGGATGGATCGAGACTATCGAAAGGAGCTCGCCTTCCCTTTCATGTTTCGCGGGTTGTACATGCGGTGGAGCTGAGTAATGGCCCTCCTCTCGCAGATCGAGCTCCCAGACTTGCGCATGCAGATGCAGTTCCAGCGCGAGGCCTGGGAGCGGCACTACCCATTCGTGTCTCTGATCCGACGCAGGAACGAGGACACGAACGTCGACTCACTCAACAATGAGGCCATCGATCCGCGCTTCGACACGGAGCACCCATTCCAGGTGCGCGGCTGGGTCGAGCAGAACCCCTCGCAGCAGAAGCTGATGCGGTGGGGGATCAACGAGCCTCGCGACGTGATCGCCAGCTTCTCCACCGTGCTCCTCGATGATCAGAACCTACTGGCTGCGACCTCGCAGTTCATGATCGGCTGGCTCGTCAGGTTCGATGACGACCTCTACGAGATCAAGGAGCAGCACCGTCCCAACGCGGGGTATTGGGGAGGCACGAACATTCCGTTCTACTTCTCCTGCACCTGCAGCCGCTTCGTCTTCGGGAGGTGAGCATGAAGGTCACCTTCGAGTCGAATCTTGGTGGCGCGCCTGAGGACATCCTTCGGGCTCTCAATGCCGCCAAGGCGGACTTCGCTCACCACGCAGTGGAGGAAGTCGCGACCGATGTGCGTGCGGACATCAGTCAGCGTCAACGTGATTGGCTCTTCGAGGGCGAGAAGGGGCTGCTCGAACAGAAGGCTCCGAAGAAGCTGCTCGAATCGATTCGCGCGTACCTGATCAAGCTCAACGTGACTGTGACGCACACGAGCACAGCCTCCGGACTCTCCGTCGAAGTGGACGGCCGGCAGATGAGTGAGATTGGGTACCAGTACGAGACCCTCGCCCGCCTGCTTGAGTATGGCGGACAAGTCGTCGTGGGTGGCAAGACCTATCTGATCCCGCCGTATCCCCACTGGCGATCCATGGTAGTTGCAGCTCAGAAGTCCGTCGAGATTCGCGGACCCGCATGGCTGCAACGATTCATCACAGAAGTCCAACGACGCCTCTCGGGAGCCATCCCTCTACGGCGTGAGTGATTTCTGCTCGGAGACTCGCTCGTGAACATCATCTGCAACAACTTCCTGGCGGACGTGCAGGCCGGCACACCTGATCGGCCGAGCCTGCTGACGCCAGACGGGCGCACCTTCCACTGCATCGTCGATCGCTGGTGGAACCTGTTCTCGACGATGAAGCTGCGCCTCTACATGGTCGACCTGCCCGAGGTGCGCAAGGATTCACCGCCTGAGGTCGTCGAGTCGGCAGCACGTGCGACGAAGTGCCTGTCGCTGCTCCTGATCGGCGACTACTTCGAGCGTGATCCCCAGCCCAACCCGTTCAGCCTGCGCGGACGGTCGATCATCATCTCGCCGCTGCGCCCGAACGACGACGGCAAGGCTGCGGTGCGCGCGTACGTGCAGGTCGCGAGGAACAGCATGCTCATGGGGCACCTGACCTCGTCCATCCGCCAGTTCAACTTCCTCAACGTAAACGCCTACATGACCTATCTCGGTGACTGTGGGTGGGATCTCGCCAAGGCGAAGGAGATCATCTCCTCCTGCGAGCCCATGGACGCGAGCTTCGTCCCGCGAAAGTGAGGTCCGTCTTGGAATCAACGCGCAGTCTCGCACGCAGGCTCTTCCTCGAAACGACGACCACGATGAGCGTGCCTGCGGGAGTGCAGACGGCGCTCGGGCACATCCCATCGACGAGGAAGATCTGCAAGTGCCGCAAGTGCAAGGGCGCATGCCTTACGCGCTGCGCATGTAAGGGGCACAAGCGATGAGCATCGTCCATGGTGAGGTCGATCTGACCGTCAACCAGATTTATTTGTACGACCAAGCCGTGCGGAAGTGGGTAGTCGCGCTCGTCAAGCGGACTGGCGGCCTGAATGATCTGAACGTCATCTTCGCAACTCCTGAGCGCGCATTCGCGAAGCTGAAGGACGTGCTGCAGAAGAAGTACGGCGACCGGGCTGAGCACCTGAAGAACATGCCCTATCCGTACGCGTCGATCTCACGACTTGGGTCGACCTTCTCTCCGGTGCGATACCAGGGCCGCGGCCTCTTCCGTGCCAACTCGAACTCCGCCGACAACGAGCTTGCCTACACCGTCCAATGGCCACTGCCGTGGGACATGAACTACCAGATCGACTTCTGGGCACGCACGGTCGATACCGCGCAGACGTTCCAGCAGTGGTTCGAGGCCGACACGACTCCGGAGGGAAACCTCCTCGTCGACCTCACCCCCGTCTGGCCTCCCTTCGGGAAGAAGATTGTCTTCACGACTAACTCCGGCATCACGGACAACACGATCCTCGAACCAGAAGGAGAACAACGCGCTGTACGTCTGACCGCAACACTCACTGTCAAGTCCTGGATCCTGATGCCGCCCGTCCCCATCAGGACGGTGCATCGGATTCTTGTCGAGGCCTACAACGCCATCAACTCCACGGCGGCTGAAATCGATGCCGCGCCGTCCACGTACCCATCTCTGGGAACCGTGACGGTCAACGAGGATGGCTGGGTCTAGGAGATCTCCACATGCGTAGAGCGACCCTTGTGAATCTTCGCAAGAACGAAGCTCTCGTCATCGAGCTCAAGCTGGACGGAAAGATGATTCCGGTTCTCGTGACTCCGGGCATCAAGCAAACCGTCACCGCGGATAGCTTCCAATCGGTGCAGATCGAGTCTCTCGTTGCGCGCGGCTGGCTCAAGATTGAAGAGCCGGCGAACGTCGCGTAGTCCGAATTCCGATCTGAACCATCTCTCCTCGCACAATCGTGCGAGTGACAATTCCTGAGGATGGTTCATGCCTAACTCTCCGGGCGTATACCCACGTGAGATCGATCTGAGCCAGTACGCGGCTCGCTTCGCGTCTTCCGTGGTCGGCATGGTCGGACCTGCTACTCGCGGGCCGATGAACGAGGCAACGTACGTCACGAATCAAGAGCAGTTCGTCAGCACCTTCGGCGCCCCGATGACGGGCGTCGGCGCCGTACCGTACGCGACGCATGCAGGGATTCAGTTCCTGCGCGAGGGCAGCCAGCTCTGGTTCGTTCGCATCGAGTCCGGCTCGAATGCCGCAGTCGCGTCCAGCGCCAACGTGCTCGACTCCAATGCAGGGGTCGTGTTCTCGGCGGCGGCCGCGACGGCTGGTACGTGGGGCAACTACACGACGAGCGGTACGTTCGTGGATGGCCTGCAGGTCACGATCACTGACCCGCTCGACTCCACGTACAACAGCACGCGCTTCCGTCTCATCGTCGTGTTCAAGGGTCAGCAGGTCGAGTCCTTCGACAATCTGACCTGGGCGTCTTCGTCGGACGCGAACTACTTCACCACGCGGGTCAACGGCGTCTCGCAGTACCTGACGCTGGCCGTGGGTGGAGCTTCGAACAAGCCGGCGAACACGACCTACAACCTGTCGGGCGGAACGAACGGAACGACCGGGCTTGCGGATGCCGACTACATCGGCACCGCGACGAGCGTCGCTCGCACGGGCCTGCAGATCTTCGAAGACAAGGACCTCGCGGAGATCAACATCCTCGCGATTCCTGGTGCTTCGCGGACCGTCATGCAGGCAGGCGTCGCGATGGCTGAGCTGCGCCAGGACTGCATGATGCTCATCGACCCGCCTGTGGGCATGACGAGCGTCGCGGCGGTCCGCAACTGGGCCAACGGCACGGACGGCAGCGGCAACTCCTTCAACTCCAGCTTCGCCGCCGTCTACTGGCCGTGGATTGAGTACTTCGACAACTACAGCGGCCAGTACGTGTGGACCCCTCCATCCGGCTGGATCGCTGGTGTAGTGGCGCTGACGGACAAGGTGGCGGAGCCGTGGTTCGCTCCGGCTGGGCTCGTTCGTGGCATCCTCAAGACGGCGAATCGCATTGAGTACAGCCCGACCTTCGGAGAGCGCGAGCTGCTCGCCAATCCTGGCGAGATCGTGAATCCGATCGTCAAGAAGGCCGGCTACGGCATCGTCGTCTGGGGTCAGCACACGGCCCAGCGGATCACCTCTGCGCTCGATCGCATCAACGTCCGGCGCATGCTGATCCTGGCCGAGAAGACGATCGCGAAGTCGATCGAGTTCCTCGTATTCGAGCCGAACGATCCGGTGACTTGGCGGCGCTTCACGAACATCGTGAATCCTGTCCTCGCCTCGATCCAGGCGCGTCGTGGTTTGGAGCAGTTCCAGGTCATCTGTGATGCGTCGACCAACACGAACCTTCTGCGCGATCAGAACACGATGCGCGGGATCCTGTTGCTGAAGCCGACGAAGACCGCGGAAGTGATCAACCTCGACTTCGTGCTCACCAGCGCCGGTGCTTCGTTCAGCGAAGTGCTGTCGTCGGTGGCCTGATAGGAGATCACGATGGCACTTCCGACTACTGCAGACTTCCTCGCACAGGCTCGTGGCCTGTTCGAGCCGCAGCGCAAGTACAACTTCGCGGTGGAGTTCTTCCTCGTCAATCAGAAGGACCAGGAGAACATCACCCTGGCCGTCGAGACGTTCCAGCTGCCCAGCGAGAAGAGCGAAGTGATCTCGCTGCACTACGGGAACGTCGTCCGCTACGTCGCAGGCAAGACCTCCTTCGCCCCGCGTCAGTTGGTGCTGAAGGACTTCGTCAGCGTCGGTACCGCCAACGCGCTCGTCAAGTGGCGCCAGAAGGTGTACCAGCCGCTGACCGACGCGATGGGCTTCGCAATGGACTACAAGACGATGGGCACCGTCGTGCTCGTCGGTCCCGATGGTACCCATGAGCGGTACTGGGATCTGATCGGGTGCTGGCCGGCCGAAGTCAGCTACGGCGACCTCAGCCAGTCCGACGTTATGGGCACCGTGCAGATCACCGTGTCGATGATCGTCGACAAGGCGATTCCGCGCGTCGTCCCGCAGCTGAGCGTGAACATCGCGCTCCCGACCTGATCTCGTTCTGAAGTAATGCCAGTGGGGCGGGGGTGGTACTTCCAGCATCACTCCTCCTAACTCTTTCCTCCTGCTGCTGGGGGATCGCTGCCCTCGCCCCACTTTTTCTCGCTCACATCTCGTGTTGGGTACATCCCAGCAC